TGTAAACGCGCAGCTAATCTGGGACAGTTTTGCAGCTAATCTGGGACAGTCTCAGATCAGATGATTCAAAATGGCCTTTTCAGAAGGGGTAATCAACCCGAATCGCCCGGTAATATTGCACTTTGTACTTCTCGCCAAAATATTTTAAGACAGCAGTCTCTGCCTGTTCTGGCGGAAGGTCAAACCAGATCACTTTTTTCTCTTCTGCACTGTTCGTGTCCAACACGCCAGTCTTAAATCTTCCCTGATCCCATTGCCTAAATCCTAAAATGACATGATTGGCCCAAGCATTCCAAAGCTGCTGAGTAGGGTCAATGATTAAATTCCAAATCCAAAACCCTTGCCCTGGCTTTGCTCCTGTGAGTCTAAACAGTGCATAGGCATAAACAGCAAAGTCATCGCAGTCACAACTCCAATCACCCCAATTGCCTGTATCCAGGCATTTCTGAGTAACGCCTGGATGCGTGTAATAATCAAATAAAAGTGGATCTGCACGGTACGGGAGCTTTGATAGTTGGTTGTTAATGGCTTCAATGGTACTGGGATGTAAAAGACCATCCTGCCCAGCAGAACCAAGGAGTGGCATTGGCGCTTTCGGGTAGTACACAGCCAGAGAAACCGACTTCTTTGCCTTTTCACGCAGAAAGGGCAGAACAAACCATTCAAGAAAGGGATCGAAACTCATGGTTTTTTCGGCGGGTAGTCAGATTTAGTCACTTCCCAGGTATAGAGCTGAATAGCTGATGTTTCGACCATTTTGTCAACTTCTTTTTCAGCTCTATTTGAAGCCCTTCGGATGGCTTCACGCTCACGTAAGACAAGCTCTGGCTCTTCACCCATTACCCCCAATTCAGCCCGCTCATGGGCGCGGGTAACACGCCAATCCAGATCAGAAATCATCTTGGCCGCTTCGTGCTTTATGCGGGCTTTGCGCTCTGTTTGAATGCGCTTTAAAGCACCTTCAAAGTCTTTCACAACGGAGCCATCAGCAGCTAACTTTAGATCAGATAGATCCTTCGGCAGTTCTTCTACTTCAACCACATTCCCCTCAATATGAGAGGTTTCGCCAGTTGCGCTGGCAATCAATTTGCCCGATTCATCAAAAATAAGCTTCGGCATCATCTCACTCCTAACATGCGATATAAGTCATTTTCGTTTGATCTTTGTACCAGTCTCCAACCAAAGAAGTATTGTATGAAGCAATCGTAAAATTGTCGTATCCGACACTAATTGCAGCCCCGCCATCCAGATAAAGAGACATATTAGAAACATTCGATGAATCATAAAAACGAACAAACAAGCCTGAACCGGCATGGAATGAGACTGCAAAATTCCATACGTCACCATTTGTCTTGGTTACGACTGTTTTTAATGGCGATGAATACAGTGCATTTTTCGCTGTCGTGGAACCATTGATTGCTGAAATAGCAGTTGCTGAGCCCTTAATTGCAGTGAGAGCGGCACTACTTGCCGCCACTGTAGTCATTGCTGTTGAATTAGCGGCTACTGCCGCCATGGCCGTGGCACTCGCAACCATCGCATTCAGAGCTGCTGTACTGGCAATCATTGCTGCAAAAGCTGTTGAGTTAGCGGTTATTGCAGTCATAGCCGTGGCACTCGCAACCATCGCATTCAGGGCTGCTGTACTGGCAATCATTGCTGCAAAAGCTGTTGAGTTAGCGGTTATTGCAGTCATAGCCGTGGCACTCGCAACCATCGCATTCAGAGCTGCTGTACTGGCAATCATTGCTGCAAAAGCTGTTGAGTTAGCGGTTATTGCAGTCATGGCCGTGGCACTCGCAACCATCGCATTCAGGGCTGCTGTACTGGCTATCATTGCCGCAAAAGCTGAACTATTTGAGATCAGGGCACTAAATGCAGTTGCCTCACCTAAGACAGTGGTTATCGCGGTTGGATTGGCGGCTAAAATAGCCATTGCAGAAGAACTTCCCAACACTGTGTTATAGGGTGTTGAGCTGTAGAGCAGAGAGCGGAAAGCGTTCGTGTCCGACAAAAGACGATCAAAGGCCTCTTTATTGCTCAAATCCCCCAGCCAGGTATTCAGTTGAGCGCTTGTAAGCGTCTCAAGCAGACGCAGAGAAGAAGGATTCAGCATGTCAATTTCAGCCACTGAAGCAGCCATTTTGAACAAAGCACCTTTTACCAAAAGTTCATTGTCTGTGGCTGTAGATGGCGTGAATGAGCTTATACGCCCTTCAATTTCTGTTAAAAAACCATTGCGAAATTCTGGAAACCCCATATTTTCTCCTTACAGACCCGCAAGGGCCAAAGCTGTTATTTCGGCCAAAGCTGCATCAATCTGGCCTTGAATATCTGCGGCTGCAATCATCTGCTGAAGCTCAATCACTTGGGCTTGAGCGGCTGCCAGTTCAACCTGAGCAGCCGCCAATACAGGCACAACAGTCGCGTCGATGCGATCTAAGCCAAACTGCTGAATCTCTGAAATAGCTGTGTTCCAGTCCAATTTGAGCTGTTCGAGCTTATCCAAGCGGCTGTCCAGGTCTAGCCAGATCGGATTGAAGTACTCCTGGCCCAAGCGGGTCTGGGTATCCTTCATCTGGTAGCGAGGGTATTGCGTTGCCATGCGTTTAACCCTTACAGAGCCAGGTCATAGCGTTCGGCTACATGCCAGGATTGACGCCAGCTTGTGGTTGAACCGGTTATTTCAATACTGTAGGCAGAGGTCGGAGCACCCAGCGTAAAATCGTACTCGCGCCAGCGAGAGCGGGTATCTACAATTTCATCACGGGAACTCGTTGCTGCGACAGGCGTTCCACCAATAACCAACTGACAACCCGCAGTATGAACCAGCGGATCGAAGTCTTCGAGCAAAAGACGCACAATCACATGGCTACTGGGAGAGCCAAGAGCACGGGCTGTTGAATAATGGGTAAAGCTTGTGCCGATCCGGGAGACAATCACCTGAGAAGTAGATAATTGCAGACCTGGCATCAAGTCCGTGGTACCCACAAAGACCGCCCTGACAGGCAAAAGCGCGGGCAATGTCGCAATATTTTCAGCAGTTCCTGCTTTGATTGGGTACCAGATTCCACCCACTTGGTATTCCCAGAAAATCTGGGTACCATCAGGTGTAACTCCTTCATAGAGCAGATCCAAATCACCGATACCACCAGCCAGCTGGAGGGGTTGCATTTGAATCACTGATCTGGGAGTCGTAAACTGGGCAAACTGCAAGCGCAGCATCAAATCACGGTCAGCAGCCTCATTAAAATAGGCTCCATCCTGAGCATACATCAGCACGCCCTGGGTATAATCGGTGCCTTGAGTAAAGCCCACGCGATGCTGTGCGCCTGAAACCAGAACAATGGCGTAGCGGCGGCCAGACTCAACAAAAACTGGGCGCGGAAAGGTGATTCGCGTCCAGCCCGCAGAGAGTGCATTGGCAGCCAGATCGAGCTTTGCAATGCCATGATTCAGATCAGGCTGGCCCTGGCTGGCATCCGTCAGAATCAGGGTCAATCCACCGGCAGTATCCACACTGGTGAAATAAACATCAATGCTGGTCATCCAGCCTGTTTGCGCCATCAGCACGGTTTGAGCCAGGATTGAGCCCTGAACTGTATGCGTACTGGTAATTGCATCCCAATAGGTTTCAGCATAAGTGGTATACCAGAATTGAGTTGCACGCACCTGACCTACTTGCAGAATCATGTTCTGACGGTAAGCGGGATCGACTGTCCAGGTTTCTCCATTGATGCGGTAGATGCCGGTCATGGGGTCATAGATTCCACTGCGCCAAAATCCGCTATTCGTGCAAAGTGTGCGGGTTTCACCATACTGAATCCGCTCACGGCTCATGGTTCGCTGAATCATGCTTGTGGTTTGGTACTGGTACTGATTAATGGTCAGTTCACCAACTTGGGTTTCCATGCGCAGGCGGGTGATTTCGTTATAGGCAGGGAGCAAGAAGTTATCTGTGCTGAGTTTTGCGGCTGGGTCAACCGGGTTCAGAAGCGAGAATGAAACCGTATCCTGAGCCGCAATGACAGGACGAACACCCTCTTGCAGTCGGGCACTATACCCCACAGCCCCAGTATCTGATTCGTCTTCGTTCAAGAAATGGTCTGCCCCGTAAAACACGTAGGCATCAGGAATTTCCAGGCGTTCTTTGACTCTGGCCATATCCATTGCCAACTGAAGCGCTTGCTGAATCGTCGCACGGGCAGCAACAGCCTCACCCAGCCCAGCAATATCACTGATAATATGCGCAATGCGGGGCTCTGCGCTGGTAATCCAGCCCTCTGCTGTTTTCATACGGGTAGACAGATCTTGAAGATTGGGAAGATTAAAAGTCGAAGCCAGAATGACTTCCTGAATCCCAGAAGGTGAGAGGCGAACATGGGCAATCAAGGTGTAACCTGTTGGGGGCGAAGGTTTTTCAGGAGTAGGAGACTCAAGACCTTGGGCAATGTGCGAGATCACCACACGGCGCTTTTGCATCGCAACGGCTTCGGGTTGGGTTTGCCCAGTTTGCAAGTCAATCAGAAAGTCACGGGGTTGGATATCTGTATCTTCTTCCTGTCCATACACTGAAACCGCCAGCCATTTCTGATCTTGCAGCGGCAGCATTGAGAAAACGCTGACCGTTTGAGTGGCGGCAAGGAAATAAACTTTGCCTGTGGTTCCATCGTATAAGCGGCCCTGAGCAATATCCAGCTCAGTGGCAGTGCGGGCCGTCGTTGTCAGCCCGATAAACTGACGCTCTGAGGTTACAGCATCCATCAATAGATGCTGTTGACCTTCATCTAGCCAGGTCTGAGTATTGAGCAGATCGGCTGCTTGAAGCTCCTGTCGGTCGCGATAAATGACTTGTTTTTCCATGATGGGCTCCTGTTTTAATGGTTGGTAACACCGCCAGCCAGAACCGAACCGGCCAGAATATGGCCAGATCGAACGGGGCGGAAGGTCTTGGTATCAATGGCTATGCTGTCTGAAGCTCGGGCCGCCAGACGCATATTGGCCAGCAATCTTTGCAAAGGGGCGCGGTCGCCAGCGGCAACAGGCTGCCCCATAAATCTCCCGATTCTTGGGGAGCGTTTCCCAAAGAAAGCGACTTCAACCTGGGCGCAATGCGGGGGCATGGTCAGCCGGGAATACCCCAGATGAGATGCTGCTTTAGCTCGGGTAACGGGGGCGCTCGGATCAAAGAGTTTGATTCTACGGTATTGGGCCAGAACCGCTTCCAGGTTGACCAGACAGCGGGGAAACTTACCCAGATAGCTTGCGCCTGGATTGGCAGGGCGAATCTCAGAAACCATTTCCCCATCCGCATGAATAGGTTCCAAAGCAGGCTTAAGAGTGCGAATTCCAAGCGTTGAAGTCCTTTCTTGATAAAGTGCGACATCTTGCAAAACAATCCGACGATTGCTGGCATCAGTGGCCGCAACAAAGCGCAAAGGCCGCCCCAAAAATGAGGCATGACCCGCTTTGGAAGGAATGATTACCTCAGTAATAGCCTGCTTTTCAGCGCTGGCAATTTGCCAGTCTGGGCTTTCAAGCTCGGTCTGAAGCCCATTTTTAACCAGCGTAACCCGCAGGCGTGAGCGTACCAGGGCTTCAGACCGGGCTGGGTAACACTTGCCGCCCAGAAACTCAGAGCCCAGCATAGCCACCTGTTTGGTTCCCGGCAGGCGGCGGGTATAAATTCTTAGCTCAGGGTGCAAATTCAGCCAGGCATTGCGCTCTGCGACACTCGCCGCAGCGGAAAGAAAGGTTTTATTCGGGGGAGCGATGATTCGACGAACCTGACCCCCAGCTTCAGCAGCTTCGCGAATCAAGCCCGCAGGGGTACCCCGTGTTCTGAAGCGGGTATGAGCCGATTGAATCAAAGCTTTCCGCTCCTGATCGGATTGTGCAGACTGCCAAGCCGCAGTTTCTGTAATGCCCAGCATTTCGGCGAGATAGGGCAAAATAGCGCTTTCAGTGGAATCGACATGCCAGACCGTGGCTTTCCAGCTTGGCAAATTGAAAAAACGATCTGTCAGCTTTGCAACGGGCAGCCAGCGTGAAGATTTTTCCAGAACAGGGGTGATGTCAGTCAAGTTCGGCCTCCAGGAAAGCAGGCTCAGGCCAGCTCATGACCGCATACTGATGCGGTTCAATCGGGACATCGGCCCCAATCAAACCGACCCTTTTGATGGCTCCTGAATCTTGAATCTTGGCACTCAATTCAGACGCTACAAGGTCATAGCCCAATGTGTTTTTCAGCTTGTCTCTGTGCGCTTCGAGCACGGCCTGAGCAGATTGAAGCAGAGTTGCCACCAGAGCCCCTTTGCGGGGGGTGATCGTCACCAGAATCGGAGCCGCAATTGCTTCAGCAGCGACAACATCTACACGGTCAGTCAGTGGGCGGGAATCATCAGCCCGCACAGCCTGATCGACATTGGCAACGATTTCAGCGCTGTCTCCATCCGTCAAAACAGCCAGGCGAACCCAGCCAGGTGCAACGATTTGCACACTGACATCCACCACATGGCTGTCAGCAGTTAGGGCGATATAGCGATAGGCATTGCTTGAGCCCGCAGAGGGTTGGTTCATAGCCAAGAGCACGCGAACCCGAAAACGCTCAATATCCTCTATCAAAGCCCCACCACTGGAAGTGGTCAGATTGGTGACTGTAAGGCCCGTTTGAAGGGTATCAAAAGGCTCTTTAATCGTACCTGGAAGGAACCCATTAAACTCAGGGCCTGCGGTATCTGCCTGGGCTTTGACCTGCACCGAAGTTTGACCAGCCAGAATCCATGCATCGGCCACAGAGGCAAAGATTGCGCCATTTGCAGCTTGAATGCGTGTACCCTTTGGGATTAAGGTAGGATTCACCAAGGGCAGTGAAAGCGAAAATTCAAGCGTGGTTTTGGCAAACTGGGCAGGTAAACGGTAGGTATTGACCAGTTCCCCAAGGTATTCCAGCATGGGAGACCTGGCATAGCGGGCCAGATTCTGACGGGCTGCATCGTTGATGCTGGTTCTGAGCAAAGTTTCACGGTAGGCGATCAAATTAATTATGAGCTGTTCAATCTGGGCGGGATACAGGGTTTTCTCTGTGCTGGCCTCATAAGCGGCTTTCAGTTCATCGAGCACCTGAGTGGGGTTTTCATGAATGACTTGGGGTAGACTCATGCAGCACTCTCCAGACCACAATCCTGCTCATCTTCTTCAGGTTCTGTTTCGCAGGCGCAGCCACACCAAGAGCAGCAACAGCAGTTTAGGCAATCCGCAAAGGCCATGCCGCAATCCTCACAGGATGGACGCATAGGGATAAACCTCCACGCTTTGCTCTACACCATTGGCCAGTTTGAAATAAACTTGAATCAGAAGGCCAGAGAAATCTGTAATTCTGACCAGAACACGCTTAACAGTGCAGCGTGGCTCCCATTTGCGAATGGCCTCAACGGTTTCACGCACCACATGAGGACGGGCGCGGTCGATAGGATGATCAACATAATTGCGAAGATTGCTACCAAAATCTGGGCGCAGAGGGTCAGAGCCCAGAGGGGTTTCAAGAATAATGCGGATGCACTGACGCACATCTTCAACCCCTTCGACAATTCCCTCGCCCTCTAAGCTGGGTTGCCAGTGCAGCGTACTCATGGCCAAAACCAATGCCCAGGCGTGGGGGCCGTTGAATAAGGGGCGTTTGTCATAAACAAACCCTCAGGATCGAGGATCAAGAGCGTAGCGGGATCTGTCAGTGACATGAGAAAAGCCCCGAAAACCTTAGGGGATTCGGTTTCAGAGGGTAAGGTCATGTAATTGACTGGCGCGGCCAGGGTTGGAATGGGTGTGCTCATGCCCTTAGCATAGGGCTGAAAGCAAGGCAGCGTCGTGGTGACATAGTTCACACCGGGGGAATGGGTCAGGGTTGTGGCTGGAGAATCAGTTTACCCTGAATCAGAATATTATTCACCTTTGTCAAAGGGGCATCAATCGTCACCAATATGCCCTTGATGGTCACATTCTGGCCCTCGACCGTCACCGGCCCAGTGGCTTTGATGGTGATTTCACCCTGGGCATCCACCTTGAGCTTGTGCTCAGAGCGATCATACTCAATCACAGTACCATCTTTAAACTTGCGATGAAACTTGTCTTTTGACTTGACCGGCGGGGTGTCTTCTTCAGAATAAACCGCCCCGATGATAATCCCCTCTTCGCCCCTGGTATCCAGGAGCAAAGCAACCTGTGTCCCTATATCCACAGTGTCCAGAGCCTTATCGTCCTGAGAAACAGAAACAGGAAGAGGCAACCAATGGGTCAGCATATCATCGAGATCGGGAAGCCTGACCTTGACCTGGTAGGTCTCTTCGTCAAATTCTTCAATCAGACCATAGCGAAGGGTGACAGCAGACTCTTTCAGGGTTTCATTCATACAGAAACCCGCTTCATCTGTGATTCAGTGCTATAGCCACTGCGCGAAATCGTATGTTTGGATTCGACAATCATATACTCTCCATTCAGTTTGCCAAACTTAGAGGCGGTCACTCTGGCCCCAGCTACCAGTGAAGCATCTCCCCACAAGTTAATCGTAAAGCTGGTTTTATCGATCTCTTGCCGTTCTTGCTCGGCATCAGCCACAGCTTGAGCCTGACCTTTTGAATCCACGGGCAGAATTTTCTTATGGGTATCACTGGCTGTTTTATCCAGTGTCAGTTTGTTCTGGGCTTCGCCCTTGACCAACTTTTTCTTTCTGCGGTTTTGGTGTTTCACCTCTGTTTTTGCAGGCACTTCAGTGATTTTGTCCCGGTATTGGTAGCTGATCAGATCTGCCGGGGTAATGACACGAACGGCTTTTTGAGAAGCCAGGTCTTTCAGTTTGGCCACGACCAGCGTCTGGTTATTATCCGTCAGCTTGACCTCATAGCCATATTCCCGGCACAGGCGCACCAGAAAGGCCCAATCCGTTTCACCGTACTGGGTCGCTTTGGGGATCTGAATATCTGCAATTTGTCCGCTAACCTTGGCCTTGAGGCGTTTGGCTACCTTTTCGACAATGGCCTTGAGCGTGGTCTTTTCATAGGCTTTCCCAAGACGCGTTCTTGCCTGCCGACTCAATCCCGCAGAGAGCGCACGAATCCGAACAGTAGAGGGAGGGCCTTCGATTTCAATCTCATCCACTTCAAAGGCCCCGGCCTTAATCAGGGGCTTGTGGGTATAGCCATATTCCAGCTTGATTTCAGCTCCCTTTTCCGGGTACCAGGCATCCATCCAGCGGCCATCTGGGTCAACCAGTGAAACATCCAATTCATCAGATTGCCCGGTCAGCCGGTCAGTATAGACAATCTCTGTGATATATGGGGCCAGATCATGGGTAACATCCTTGCCCGCATAGAAAAGCTTAAAATCTGGTTTGATGGCTTGTTTCACTTCCACGGCGGAAGCCCTACAATATCTGCGGCCTGCTCAATCAGGGGGATATACAACTTGAGGCCAGAGGGCAGGGCAGGCGCAATCGGGGCATGGGGATTGGTTTCGATCAAAAGCCCGATCTGGTTGATATCACGGTAATACTGCCAGGCAATATTATCCCAGCGTTCCCCCTCTTTGGTAATGTGTTCAAGGTATTGCTGGCTCATTTTGGCGGGCCTCCGAGGCGACTGCCCACTTCACCAAAGGCCTGCAGTCTTTCAAGTGCAGGCTGAGTATTGGCAGACAGGCCAACGGCTGAAGACATGTGTCCAGCCGCAGCGCTCAATCCGCCCAGGTCAGTGGATTGTTCCAGCAAAGAGGCTGCTGTAGTGATTTCAGTTTGCGCCTGGCTTAAACCCGTGGCCACTTCACCGGCATCTTGAGCAACGACAGCCATCTCCTGGAACTGCTGAACATTTTCAACGGGTAGCAATTGAGCCATTTCAGCCAGTTCAGGAGCATAGGCACCGGCCAAACCAACCGCACCCAAAATATCTCCATTCTGAGCGCTGGCCACAATGTCATTCACACGGGCAGAGGCTTCGCCAATGGTTTCAATCGTTCCCATCACAGTATCCAGGGTTTCAAGGAACCCACCGGGCGGCTCAGTGAGCAAGACTGTGGGATTGGTGATTGCCTCAATCGGCAGGGTATCTACAATCACGCCGGGGGGATTGGGTTTTGCTGGGTCGCCAGTATACTCTTTGAGAGCGAGATTTAGCTCCATGGCAATAATATTCCCGCTGGGATCGGTATGCCGCAAAGCCACATCCAAATCAGGGATAACAAAGACCCCGCGATACTCACCCGTACCCATCACCAAAGAGAGGGTGTCCTGATTGTCCATGTGTTCTTTGAGCTTGCGCAGCTCATAGGCAGGGTCACACCAATTAGAATGCAGGAGCACGCGCCAAGAGATTTCATCAGGGGAAAAGCCCGTAAACTGAAGCCCAGACTTGCGGCCAATCAAAGCTAGATCGGCATAAGAGGCAGAATATTTTACACCCAATTCAGAAGGGCCAGTCAGAACTTCGATTTCAGTATCGCCCAGAGTCGCAAACGCAGTCATCAGGCATGGCTCCGTTTTTTGTCATGGGTGTAGCGATCCATAAATCGCTTGAACTCGGGGTAGAGATCGCGCACCGCTTGCTGCATTTGCTGCTCAGAACTTGCACCTGGCAGAGCACTGAGCTGAATCACAGGCGCGAAGGTGATATTATGCCCGCCGCCAGCGTTCCCTCTGGCAGAAGCTAAAGCCAGAGATGGGCCAGACAGTTTCTGAAAACTCGGAGTTGCAGCCTTTGCCAGCTTACCCGCAGCACCCGCTACACTGGCTGCTTTGGCTACCATGCCCAGCTCCAGGCCAGCACCCAGATTTTGACCATAGTTCATAAAGACACGGGACGGGGAATGGATTCCAAGGATGCCTGTAAATGTGCTCTTGATATTGTTCCCAATCTCTTTGAGCCTGCTCATTACCGCTCCTGCCGCTGAATTAATTCCATTTATCAGGCCGTGCATCATATTTGCGCCAATCGATAAGAATTTTTCGGGCAGAGCCATAAAATGCGCCAGCATTTCTTGTCCTTTGCTGATCATTTCAGCCAGTGCCAAGCCGAATTTTTTCCCCATCTTTTCAGCCGCGCCACCAGTGTCATTGACTGGGCTCAAAAGGCTTTTCAACCAGTTCCAAACGCCTTTCAAAGCACCCACAATAGGCTGAATAATCGGGGCAACTGCTTTGAAGGCACCATCAAAAGCAGGCTTCAGTGGTTTCAACCCAACCATCAGGCCATGCCAAAGCCCTTTGAAAAAACCTGAGATCGGTTTCCAGTATTTAAAGACCAATATTGCGCCAACAGCCAGCGCAGCAATAGCAATCCCCGCAGGATTCGCCAGAGCAGCCATGCCGACTGCGCGAATGCCAAGAGCAACTCCTCTCAACAGAGCAGGAATCTTGGTCAAAAGACCAGGGATTTTTCCAAAAGCTCCGCCAATAGCGCCGGGGATTTTTAGTAGTGCGCCTGGCAACCCAGCAAACAGCCGACCAACTTTACCCACAGCGCCAACAATTGAACTTCCAAAACTCTTGGCTGCATTACCCACAGAGCTGAAAGCAGATTTGAATATTGCTGAAAACTTTGGCATTGGGATTGGCTTATTGGCCGCAGCGACAATGTTTGCTCCTGCTGAAGCATTCCAAATTTTCATTGACAATGCCGCATCTTTGCCATGCTTCGCGAGCTTACCAGCTCCAGCGGCAATCTTGCTCGCGCCCGTTGCAGCATGTCCGAAGGCTGGCAGAGCCATACCAAGACCCATCGCTGCTGTTCCACCCACAACCAAAGCAGCCCCACTGAGCAGGGTAAAGGCTGTAGCCATCTTTGTAATTTGTGGATGTTCTTTGGTGAATTTCTGAAGGTTTTCAGAGAGCTTTCCAAAGCCATCTGCCATGGCTTTAAGCTCAGGAGCAATGGAACCACCAAGGGTAGCAAGCATATTGGTAAAAGTGCCTGTCGCAGAATCCCAAATGTTGGTAAGCGTCTTGAGCTGAGCTTCTACTTTGGTATTGAGATCAGCTTGGTCTTTCTTCTTTTTTTCCATGGCGTTATAAGCTTTGATTCCGCCAGAAATAATAGTGGATACCATTTGAGCATCTTGCCCGCTTCCGAACAAAGAATTCAGAACGGAGGCTTTTTTATCTGGAGCTAGTTTGTTAAGCTTTTCGAGCTGAGAAATCATATTGCGCTCACCAAGAAATTTGCCTGATTTGCCAAAGAACCGCATCTCTATGCCCAAGGCTTTAAGACTTTTTTGAGCCGCTTTTGCTTTGTCTCCAATGCCGTATTGGTACTGTTGCAATCCGCCCGCAAGGGCTGCAAAGTTAGTACCAACAGTTTCTCCAGAAAGACCAGTTTTGATAAGCATCGCAAAGAGAGTGCTAAGCCCTGATGCTGATTCCAAACCCTGAGCGCCAATTTCTTTCAGCTTGCCAGCACTACGCCCAAAAGCAAGCTCCATCTCTCCTGTTGTTACGCCAAGATTTGCTGTGCGCTGAATGGTATCCATAAACTTTTCCATGTCTTTGGATGCAATCCCAGCAGCCTCTCCAGTTTTAGCAGCAAAGATCGCGGCTTCACGGTAGGGCATTTTAAGCTGAACGCCAAGATAGGCAGCAGCTTTACCAACACCCCCAAGGATAGAGTCAGCCTTGACGCCCTGCTGATTCAGGGCAGTCATCATTTCCTGAAAGTCTGCGGTTGTGCCTGGCAACTTATTACCAAGATCTGTCGCAAGTTTATTGACGGCTTCAAAGCCCTGAGAAACGCCCTTAGAGTCCATCATCGAGACTCTAAGCTGAGTTGCCGCGTCTTCAGCTTCAGCGAAAGCTTGAATGGGAGCCTGCATTGCCCCAAGAATCTTCTGGCCCATCGCCCGCGAAGCGGCCCCAATCGCCAGGAGTTCGTGACTGAATTTCTTGACGTTGCTCTGAGCTTGCCCAAGAGGGCCTGAAGCCATATCTTTGAGCGTCAGCATCATGGCTAAAAGCATGTCAGACATGGGTTAATCCTCCTTGGGGGTATTGATGTGATTCCAGTAGGCGACAGACTCCTGACACCACCACGCCAGGTCATCAAGATCCATGCAGTCTATTTCAGACGGACTGGCTCCAGTGACATGGCAGAGATGAACAAGAAGCTGAGCGCTGGGTAGAACTACTTTCCCAGCAGTTTGTTTGAGGCCTGAATAAGTGCGTTACAGTCATCCAAGTCCATTTCGAGAAAATCGTCTTCGTAGTTCAAAGATTTTCCATTGATAGTGGTGGAATCAGCGGCCAGAATCATACCGAATTCGTTTGGATTGTCAGAAATGCGCATGGCGTTTCTGAGCTGTCGCCCTTTGGCTTTGCGCACAATCGCAGTGCGACCGTCAGAAAGGGTGACTTCAAGCTGGTTGGGATTGGTTTCTTGAGTTACGGGCTCCATATTTCAATTATCCCCCTATGTTACTTCTGTAAGTCGCCAGCATATCGACCCCACCGGCTTTGTAGATGTTTTCGAGCACGTCAATTTCGACAATATCTTCGCCATTGACGGTCTGTTTCATGTAATAGCAGGCAAAATCTGTCTCAAGCTCCACATTGTCTTGGGGCTTGAAATTCCCGCCAGGGAACTTTTTAAAGGCCACCGTCAGGTTAATAACGACCTTTTTCTGTTCTGAACGGCCTTGACCTGTCCAGGATTCCAGTGAACCACGCACCTGAATCTGCACAGACTTGAAGGGATTGGCTGTTTTCTTCATGGCATCGGGGTAAAGGCTTGACCATTTGATCTTGCCTTCGAGCTTCTCAAAGCCAGCGAAGGCTTCAATGCTCCCAACCATTCCCAGTGCTTTGTGCTCTGCTGTTTTCACCTTAATTTCAGGTAAGGTGATTTCTTCAACCCGACCCAGCAGACTATTCCCCTCAAAGAAGACATTGGCATTGGTCAGGCGGTTGATCGCAATTTTAGACATGGTTTGCTCCTTTTACGCTGCGGCCCCAAGGCCAGCCAGCAAATTGATGTCGAGGAAGGATTCAAAGGTGATGCGTTCTGCCGGGGTCGGCGGAATGAAGGTCACATCAAAGGTGAGATGGCCCAAGGCAATCTCTGTGGGGGGATTCTTGGCGGGATCGTAGGTTACTTCACCGTCTACAATCGCTCCACGTCCGATCAGAGTACGGACAAAGGCATTGGCGCTCTGAATGATGGCATCAATCAGAACATCGTCAATCGGGTAATCAATGAACTGGAGCATTGAAAACTCGATGGATTCATGCAGAACATCAGCGGTACGGCGCACAGAAACGAAGTTTTTGGGGCTGGTGACTGAAGGCCATGCGGCACTTCGATTACCCCAAGTGCGCAGACCCGTTCCAAAGCTGTTAAAGACCGTACAGATTCCGGCTTCGTTGAGCTGGTTGGCTTCAGTATTGGGATCGTTCACGCGGGCAGAGATTGGGAATTCAGAGCCTGTGATGCCCAGGATTTCCAGATTGGAGGGAGACCACCAATAGCCATTTTCAACATCACGTCGACACATGACTCCTGCCAGACGCTGGCTGTAGGGTTCCAGACGTTCGGCATTGAGCACGGTATCGTAAACTTTGAGATGGGGATAGCAGAGATAAGCCCGCTCTGAGCTGGTATTGAAGTTAATCGTGCCCGCAGGACCGCGCCCTGCAATGGCTTGGGCGGGTGTCGTGCCGATTGGAGCATCGATCAGGGCAATGGCTTTGAGCTTTTGCGCCATTGCAATCAGCTCAACTGCAACACTGTTCTGAGTGCAGAACACGGGTGAGATTAGAATCTTGGCGAAATAGCCGAAGAGGTTATACGTGTCATCCAGGGCCTGGATGCCTGAACGCTGCCCCCCCACAGAAGTGCCGCCGATAATATCCGAGGCCAATACTTTGGTAGGATCGGCATAGTCATAATCCGCTTCAATGGCTTGACCTGCGGTAATATCACCTGTCGGAATTCGGGTGACTTTCCCGGTCACAGGGTCAACTGAATAGTCTGTATCTTTGACATAGGTGACCGTCCCGCCAGTATTCTTCAAAACCAGATTGGCGATATGTGGATGCGCAAGGCTCAAGGTGCCATCGGTACCGAAGGTTTGAGCTTCAGCAGCCACAGCGGTTTTATGCACAGCAGGGTCAAGCACATTAATCACGATCACCGTGCCATAGCCTTGGTCGAAGATCGCATTCAGAGCTTGGGGAATGGTAAAGTTAGGGGTCTGAGGGCCAAAAGCAGCAGCATCCCGGTCAGAGAGCACCACTGTCGGCGTATTGACTGCACCCATTGGGGCAGAGCCAATCAGGCCCACCACAGCAGTTTTAACGGTTCGGATGGGGCGGGGGCCTTTGTCCACCTCGATGGTTTCGACCCCGTGAAGGTAATTGACAGCCATTAGGCTTTTTCTCCTTTGCTTTTGCTGGTTTTGGGCTGGGATGGCTCAGGAACAAGTCGCCGCTGGCTTACCAGTGCCTGGACGTATTCATTGTCTTCAGGCAAGCCATATTTCTGGCCGGGGTAAAACAGGACTTCGCTCCCGTCTGCCAATGTGACCCCAGAGGGCGGGCCGTTGTAGGTATAAGTGGTCATGGTCAAACCTCATCGAAAGTTAATAGTTTCAAAAGCGGCCCGATTACGGGCTCTGCATCATCCACCCAAACCGCTTGCGTGTTCAGGATAATGCTCATGCTCCAAGCCCCTTCTTCCTGACCGTGATTCGTGACCCGGCCAATACGGAAGGGAGTCAGACCAGAATCAGGGGGCACCCAACCCAGCAATGCTTTACGGCTGGCTTCGAGCAGCGAATAAAGTCCTGTTCCAGAGCGCAGCGAGCGAGAGAACAAGACCAATTCATAGCTCAGCGTGACGGGCTGGGCTGTGGTGAAGAGATCGATTCCGGGGCCGGGATCGGCCCCAGTAAAGACCACCAAAGCAGCCCCAATAGGATGGGTAAAGTTCCACTGTTTCTCTGGGAGAGCTTCAACCGGCAGCGGCGACAGAGCAATTTTCAGCCGGTCTACGATGGCGGTCTCAATATCCAGCTCCCAGGACATGCTCAGTACCCCAGATTCGTCATGATGGAATCAGGGGCTGAATAGGCAATGCCGGTCGGGGCGGCACTGCCCGTATCTGCGGTTGACAGACCCAGACTGACTTCGCCTTTGGCCAGCATCTTCAGGTATGCAATAGCATCCTCATAGCGCTTGCGAGAATCTTCAAGGTCTCCGAAACCACGCAGATTTTGAAGCCTGTACATGGCAATATCTATCGCGACCCGCCTCAGGACAGGGGGCACTGAGGCCAGCGGTAATACATAGCGACCGGCCAGATACCCGTCGATTTCAGCAAAGGCATCATTCAATGCTCGCTGGATTGCCACGGTATCCGGGGTATCTGTGCCTGTCAGGTTGGCGACCAGATTCTCAGGGGCAGCGGCAATCAATTCGGCGGGTGTGGCGTAGTCCATTTTCACCCGGCCTTTTTAGAGGATTTAGGGGGTGTTTTAACCCCGTTTAAATCCACCGCAAGCGCAGCCCCGGCATCAATCAGGGGCTGGGCCTGTTCAGCGGGGAGATCCAGCAGGGTATCCTGCGGAATCATCTCCCCGTCATGTTTAATCGGTGTGACCGTCTTGATTTTCACAGACCTAAGCCACCGCGTTCGTGATCAGGTATCCGGCATCAGCACCGGCAATGACGGGGGAAACCTCGTCAATCACGGGGTAATACCAAGAACGATCATTCTTGCTGTAATTGGCCTCTTCGGCCACCGGGTAATTGCGCAGACGGTAAGTGTACGCGTAGGACGGTGAGCCCATGGCAGCCAGAGAGGCGGGGGCAGCGTAGGCCAGCACCACATCTTTGCCCCAAACATCGGTGAACGCGCCTGATTCATCGGCATAAACAGCCTTGCCGACATGCACCTGGTCAATATCCCAGAGCGCGGCCAGCATTTGAGCGGTTACGGAATCCCGACCCGTGTACTTAATCCGATCAATGATCTGCGGATGGGTTTTCAGGACTGAGAAAACAGCTGCTGAAATGATTGCGACATTGGGATAAAGCCCTGTCTTTGTGCGAATTGCTTCACGGGCAGTTTCAATGTCTGAAGAGGGTTTCGAGCTGGCATCACTCCACTGCGATGTTCCAGAGAGCGTAACCTTATTGCTGGCAGCATAGGAGGCCGCATTGCGGGCCAGTTGGGCCTGTTGGTACTCCAGACGCAGGTGAATAATATCCATGACCTGGCTGACGGCAATCTTGCCTAAGTCAATACCTGGAATAGCTTTCGCATCTTCGAGTAATTCAACAGGGACTTTTCCATTCAGAGCGTGTTGTTCAAGGGCATAGGGGGTATTGGAATAAGCAAAATCTACTGAACCGACATTCCCACCGGGAGCGCGAGCTGTGCGGTAGAGCTTGAAAGCTTCTTTGCCAAATTCAACGACCTTCCCACCCCGCTGACCGACAGGCACATAAGGGAAAAGATTTAAGCCGACATGTTCGGCATTGCGGTACCCACGGGCCACTTCAGTCAGAACGGGATCGACGACACGGGCCTGGGCTGTGTTCATTTGAGCCATTGGTTTTTCTCCTTGGTTTTTCTTTAGTTGGGAATCAGCAGAACTTCAATGACTTGCCCGGCAGCCGTGGCGGCCTGCAAAGTACGGCCCACGGTTACACCCGTAGACTTGGTGACAATCCGGCCATCGGCCAGAGCTTCTACTTCTGCCCCTTCAGCGATAGCGGCAGAGGCTTCAATCGGAGCTGTGCCCATTGCAATCACCGGAGCGGTCTGACCTGAAGAAGTGTCCATACCGGCAACCCCCAAGGTATTTCCGCCTGCGGTCGGCAGCCCTCCTGTCGGAGAGACCAAACGATTGCCGGTTAAACCGGCAGTCGCAAGAATACTCAGCGTTAAAACGCTTCTGAACTGTGCTGACATTTAGCTTGCGCCTCCTTCAATGGCTTGAATAGCTTCGACATAGGTCTTGCCTGGATTCTTTGCCATCCAAGCTTTTACTTGGGCGTGCAATGCCAGACGCTCAGAATTAACTTCGTACTCTGAGGGCGCAGCAAAGCTGACCGCAGGAGCGGCAGGCAATTTTTCACCAGCAGCTTTTTCACCCAGAGGAACCTGAACAGGCAGAGCAGAGAGAAAATTTTGGAACCCATCCAGCAAAGGCTTGTCTCCTTCGCCCAGATCGACGGTTTTGCCCTCAAGGGATTCCATCAAGGCCAGCGCAAAGGACTCCTGAGCAGGCAATAGGCGACCCGCCTGGATGTGGGTTTGAAGCGTTTGCTTCCATTCTTTGCGGCGGAATTCGCGTTCGCGCCGTGCCAGATCTTTTTCAGCCAGGTCAACTGTCTTTTCACGGTCAGTTACCTTTTGTTCCTGCAAGAGAATAGCGGTTTGCTTTTCAGCCAAAGCTACGGCAGGGTCTTTGTTTTCGTCACCCATGCGGGCCTCCATAAATTCAATGGTGATATGGTCAGTGTCCTCGCTGTTATAAATCACACCCTTCAAACCTTTGACCGCAGGGGGCTGTGCCCCTAAGAAACCCAAGTGCTTGAGGTAATAACTCCCAGGCATCGGGTTCGCAGGGCTGTCGGGGGGATAAAGCGAAACACTGACCTTTTTGTACAATTCGCGATCGAACATATCCGCAAGCTCAGGCACCAGCCCTGTTTCCAGCCAGAGACCATCAGAGCGCAATTCAGCAGAGCGAACCCACCCAAAGGCTGGGTCATCTGTGGCGGGGTGTCCCAAGACCACAGGGGCTTCGTGTAGGGAGGGGTTATAGCTCTGGGCGATTTGCGCCAGGTCAACAGGAGAAATGGAAACAGACCCTGACAGCCCTGCCCAGGTTCCCGCCTTGAGGGCGTGAATCCAAGCATTGCGTAGGGTGCCGGGTGATGTTTGAGTTTGCTTAATCATGCCCTTAGCATAGGGCTGAAAGCAAGGCAGCGTCGTGGTGACATAGTTCACACTGATTCTCACGCCTGGATTCCCCGTGCCCTAGCTTGCTGGGCCGGGGAGGAAGGCGTGTCAGGTCGTAAGACCTGAGCTAACCACCTATCAGACGTCAATACCTTGATTTTCGATGTAGCGCTTGATGGTTTCGATGGTTGCCCCGCCAGTGGTCAGAATGCAATAGCTGTCTGTCCAAAACAACGGCTTCCAGTAAAAGCGTTTGAGGTGTTCTGCATACGCTTGGCGTACCATTCGGCTGCTGACAGATTTAAAGTTATTGACCAGTTTGGAGGGTTGTACTTTGGGGTTGGTGGTAAACAGAATATGCACATGGTCGGGCTCTCCGCCAAACTCGATAAGCTCTGAACCCCACTTTTTGCACAGCTCTGAAAACAGTGGGTCATTGACACTGAAAGATGTATTTCAGGCTTTGCCTGAAACAAATTTAGCGAGACGCTGTAGAATCGATTTTAAGGCCGGTGTGGTTGTGGTTTAGTATCAACATACCACTGATGGGTGTAAAACAAAATTTAAACAGCTTTCAAATGGGTTTAAATGTTATTTGTATCAATGAGATATTCTCACAGATATTGCTTGCAAATTATTTAATGATGAAAGAAACTAATAAACAAGCACTAAATTTTGAGGCACTATGTACTACAGACGTAAATTACTTTTGAACTTAATCCAGACTTTTGGCAACGCTCTGACATCCAGACAAGTTCAAAAGCTTATGTTCATTTTATCTCCAAAATTAAACAAACCTCATTATGACTTCGTTCCGCATCGGTTTGGTGCATATTCATTCGTCATAAAGTCAGATTTACTTAACCTAGAAAAGAACGGGCTATTATACAAATCAGCGCAACCATCTGTGTGGAAGTTAATCACACATGAGATCCCTGAACTAACACCAGTTGACCGCCGTTTGATGAACGATCTCGCGATTAATTTTGCTAACCTGCAAGAATCAGAACTCATTAAACACACTTACAATGAGTATCCAGAATATGCTGTAAACAGTGAAATAGCCTCACAACTACTGACCGAGCCTGAGGTAAAAAAAATACAAGCATTTAAACCAAAGTCTGATTTATCTGCTATTTACACTATCGGTTATGAGGGTTTGTCGTTAGACGCATTTGTACAAATTCTTTTAAAGAATGACATCCAACATTTATGCGATGTAAGAAAAAATGCCTACAGTATGAAATTTGGCTTTAAAAAATCTGAGCTTTGCAAAACACTTGAGTCAGTTTCGATTACGTATAGTCACCATCCAGAATTGGGAATTGAATCTGAAAAAAGGAAAATTGTTCAAGAAACTGGAGATTGGAATCAGCTCTTCAATGAATACGAAGCCACAATAAGTAATAACTCGACCAATTTATTACCGCCAATATTGCACTTATTTGAAAACAAAAAACGGATAGCATTAATGTGCTTTGAGCATAAATCCTGTAATTGTCATCGTGGAAGATTAATAAACGTTATTCAAGCGAATAAGGAGATTAATGTAATAAATTTATGACTGACTACTTTGACCCAAACCCTCAGGATTTAAAGGTTTTAATTACAGTAAAAACATATCCAACATTGTCCACGAAGTATGCGGAAACAGTTTGTACTGCTGGCATAACAGATGATGGGAAATGGATAAGGCTCTATCCTATCCCTTTTAGGCAAATCGAAGATTTTGATAAACGTTATCCAAAATATTCATGGGTTGACGTAAGAGCGATACGGCGAGATACGAAGAAAGATTTCCGGGTCGAAAGCTTTCAGCCGATAGATATTAACCAAATAAAAGTAAGCCCCAAAATACCAACAGCTAAAGACCCTGGATGGTCTAAACGACGTGCGTTGACTATTGATAAAGTGCGAATTTACGATAGCTTAGACGAATTGATTGCTGATTCTAAGCGAGACAGTAACCCAGTCCCCATTTCTTTGGCAATGTTTAAGCCTACTGAAATTTTAGATTTTACCTGGAAACCTGATGACAGAACATGGAATAAAGGGAAAGTCTATGAACTTGAAAATCAACTTTCTCTCTTTGATGATGTTGGAGGCAATTTAAAATCAAGCCCATTTAAAGTTGTGGACAAGCTACCTTTTACTTTTAAGTACAAGTTTAAGGATTCCAAAGGTAAGATTAGTAATCTGATTATTACTGACTGGGAAACAGGCATGCTGTATTGGAAGAGTCGAAAGAGCACGCAGACAGATGAAGAAGCGTGCCAAAAGGTCAAACAGAGATACTTTGATGATTTTATAAAAAAAGATATTTACTTTTACATGGGTACAGTATTTAACAATCATCTGCTTAACCGCCCAAACCCATTTTCAATTATAGGGGTTTTTTATCCTCCATTTTTACCTGAAGGCTTTACTAAACAACTGAATATTTTTGAAGATATTTAAAAAATCAAGCTTCACGCCTTCAAGTATTTTTCAATTGTCTGCAAAATAACAGATCTGTCTTCATCCGAAAAACCAAGATAGGGCCGACCTGGAATATTACCCCAGGGAATCGGAGCCCCGCGCTTGGTTTTACCAAAAGCTCCCTGGGATGCTCCGAAATGCTGCACACGGGAATAAATCATGCCAGAGCCGATCTTCAGCTCTTGTGAAGTGGCCCGGTAATGAATGGTTCCAGAGAGGGATTTGCTTTCGCCAATCAGGGGCTTTTTCCCAGAAGCGCGGCCTTGGCCTTTCTTGGTCAGACCGCCTTTCTTTTTAAAGTTCCCCTTGGTCTTGTTAAGCATCTTCAGAAGTGTACTGTCTTTGTTGGCTGCCCACTTTTGGCCGTCTGGGCCTGTGCTGGTTTCAAAGCGCTTCTTGACACTTTCGAGCATCTCTTCGCCGATCTCTTTCATAACAGGCCGAAGATTGCCTGACTTTTCCTTCAATCGGAGCAGGGTATTCAGGACGGTTGAGTCATCCAGCTTGATATCGAACTGCATCAGAAAAAGTCCTCACCCTTAATGACATTGAGCTGAAGATCAAACTTTTCATACTGGGCGATCACATGAATTCCGACACCTTCGATTTCCTGACCAATCAGCCAGAGATTGGGATTTGTAAAAGAGAGAAAGGCTTCGATATTGTAATTGCCAGTTTGGCGCTGGAAATGATAAACCAGCTCAGTGACTTCATCGGGAAAGAGCCTCTGTTCTATATCAGGCATGGGGAGCCCTGTTGTATAATAAATGTAGCAGGGGATTACTGCGAAATCGCTTTCGGACGTATGGAGAAGGCAAGTGAAATTGCATGAATCCGTCGCAGACCTCCTGCTAAGACTTTCTCTGATAAATGAAAAAACTTTTCATCGAGAGCATTCGCTTTTTCCCCAAAACCTCAAATAGAACAACATAGGTTTGATTCCCAATTGCTTTTTTATAGGCAAGAAAAGGTGTGCCTCCACCAATATCTGTTGCTCCCCTGTTTTCAATAATGTCAGGTGAGTTTAATACTTCGGGAATTATCTTGAAATCATCGGGTTCAACAGGCTTTTGGCTATTCACCATTTCACCAACCACATCTTGCCCCGCAACACCATGTCTATCACGAATGTGATTCAATGCAGACTTGTTCAAGGCAAAATCAAAGCCTTTAATATCCACATTTTTCATCTCAAATGGATTCTCTATTGGCGGCTTACCGTGCTTGATGCGTTTTCTATTTCTAGCAGCCAGCTCTTCTGCTGTTTCCTTAAATGTCCAGCCACGGATCATCTGAGCATCTTTGGATTCTATCAGCCCCAATGTTTGAAATTCTTGGTAATTAGGACGTTTTTCAAATACTCGCTTTGCGTATTGTCTGGCAGCATCTGCCGTCGAAGGTAAATCACGATATGAACGGGCAAACTGGTCTTTAATACCTTCTGGCAAATTTTCCATATAGGCTTTGACAATTGTGGTATCCCATTGCACCGTTTTTTCTCCCATGGCGCGAACTGTATCACTGACGGTATTCCCAGGCATGTACCCCCAGCCTTTGTCTATGCCGAAGGGTTCACCTGTTTTGGGGTCAATTTCCACATCAGGGGCCTGGCCAATGTCTGAGGGATTATTCTTGCCTTTGACCCGACACTGACAGCCCCAGCCATTGGGCGGGTAGTGGGCGTTCCAGAAGGGATCATCAGCAGGGAGCACCAAACCATCCCAGGCTTGGTGTTGTTTGCGAGGGTGAGCCACGGCTTTGCTGTGAATGTATTCCCAGTGCGTGAAGCCTGCCTCACGCAGTTGAGCCAGACGGCCAGCTGAATAACTGGTCAGCATATTGGTCTGGTAAATGACCTTTGTGCGCCAGTTAAACTCCCCGCGATAATCCCAGCCATGCTTGGCAGCAATGCTTCTGAAATCTTTGCGAAAGGCATCCAGACTTGTTCCCTGACTGATCGCTTTATCTACAGAGGCAGCCAGGTCAGCGAGTAAATCTGCTTTGGCAGCGCCTGCCACGATAAAGCCCCGATCATGTGCCTCTTTCTGCATGTCTGTCCAGCGTTCTGTGGGTACTTGATTGCCCAACTTCTGCCGGAAGAAAGCGACTTGCTCCTGGAAAGGCTCTCGAAAGACGCCTGAGATAGATGGTTCAGGCATTTTCAGATTCCTTACTCAAGCCATCGCATTCTACGCAAAGACTGATCCATTTAGGGTATGAGGGAATCTCTACCTTTTGCCAATTTTTTGCTTTTGCACCGCACAAAGCCTTACCTATACCATTGGGCACGAAATGAGATTTTGATCGTGGGCCACTTCTAAAAAGGATTTTTTCAGACTCAGGCTTCATTATCATTCTCCTGCTCGACATCAAAGCGACCCGCCAGTTCAGCCGTCATGAGGGCCAGCCCCATAATTTCACCCAGTTCATCACCAGGCAGATCTGCATAGGCATTCAAAAGGGCATCGCGCAGGCTGGGTAGGTCAGGGGCAGTGTCCACCAGATTCTGGATATGGGCCAGAATCTTTTTCCAGATCGGGGCAGTCTGTTCATCCAGGGTCTGGGTAAGAGGTTCGACGGGGGTTGGGGGTAATTCAGTTTTGTCTCCCTCGGCCAGCTCTGGCATCTGAAAACCAATCTTAAGTTCGCGTTTTTGTTCAGCGCTTGTCTTTCCCTTAAGTTTTTCAGCTTCGCCTGTTGTGGATGGTTCGGGTTTAATGGGTTCATAATCGTCCCCATACACTTCTTTAAGGGCTTTAGGTGTGAGTCTGTATCCCATGTCAAAGAGGGCTTTGTCTCGCTCTGATCTGGATTTCAGGTCTTCGGCATCTTCCATGTCGCGCCAAAGTGTTGGGTAGGCTGCACCGGGCAGATTGAAATCAATCAACCAACGCACCCAGGAGTTATTTGCACTCTGGCAGACCAGATCAGCATCAGCTTTCACAAGGTCTTGGCGCACGTCATAATGCACAGTCGCTTGAGAATAGCTGCTTCCGTCTTCTGTGGTCATGGTCTGACCCAGAATAACCTTTGCAATGGCGCTGTCCCAATAATGAAGCCACTGCTCATAAGAGGCATTCCCGCCACGACTGGCTTCGAGCAGTTCAATTTTTACACCTTCGGGCACGATAATCCCGGCATCAGTGGCCGCAGCCTGAACTGCCCCCAAGAGCATAGAACGCTCTGCCTGATCGGTTCCGTTGGGGAATGTGCCAACTGTGGTTGGAGCTGCAAACTTTTCCATGAATCGCGCCCAAAACTTTGCCCCTTGACGTTTGAACCAGACGGGCCAATAGAGTGAGTGACCCAAGCCCAGACCATAGGGCTCATCATGATGAGAGGCCCCCACTGAAGCCGTCCAGAATTTACGCTCTGGCAGGGCCTCACCCATGACATTGTGACTGGTTAAAAGCAGCAAACTGTTATCCGGGGCAAAGACAAAGCGGCGACGATCACGCACGCGAATGTCTGAAAGTTTGACCTGGCTGTTTTCAATCTCCCACATGACCTCTGCCACAGCATAGCCATAAAAACGGGCATAAAGCATGTGATCGGTGATGGTATCGAATTCAAGGTTTTTCAGGGTTGCTTCAACCAATTCAGCGGCGGCTTTGTCCTGTCGTTTTGTTCCACCTGGAACCACATCCCAGGGACGGGAAAGTACAGCATTGCGGCGTTGCGAAAAACAGGCAGATACCTGATCATCTCTGAGCAGTTCTTCATATCCCTGCAAGCCACCAGCTTGGGTCAACACTTTGTCTGAAGGAGTCAAATAGGGCAGGGCTTCAGTATAACCACGGGTAATATCTCTCCCGTCGTTTGTCGTCGCAATTTCAATCAGGTTTGGTTTTTTAGTATCCACAATAATTTACTCCTGAAATGCTCCCCCAGGTACGCAGAGGGAGATCTTTTTCTGTTTGGCCTGTTGTCTGTATCTGACTGTAATCTGGTGGAGCTTCGGTATCTGCGGCAGCACAGGCCAGAGCCAGAGCCCAGAATCTATCCGCGTGACTGCCATTTGCCCGACCGGCAGATAAGCGAGGGCTTCCAGTGGGGCCAATGGTTTTGGTGACTGAATGTAAGTCATCACGCAAGGCTTGTACATGGGGAATTCTAATCAGACGGTCTTCCATACGGGTTTTGAGTACCGTCGCGATATTCAATTTGCGCTCACCACTAAAATTCACAGCTTCTACTCTGCTGTGTCCGTGCTGGTATTTCGCCCATTCAACAGGCTCACTGCCCATTCCCGTTGAATCCATGGCAGCCCTGAGAATCCGGTATTTTCTGAACAATTCATTGATGACTTCTTTTTGCTGATGCCAGGGGGTTCTGAAGAGTTCGCGATACTCACGCAGCCAGAGCACATCCCCGACATTTTCGAGCAGATACATTGTGGTTAAATCGCGCTCACGGCCAAAGTCTACCCCCAGGTAGCAATAGCCTCCGGCATAAAGATCTGGAATTCCAGCATAAGGGTCTTCACAACTATCAATCAGGTCATAGGTCAGCCAAGCTGTGGCCGCGTCGATAAACTTACATTCAAATTCCTGTGCCCAAGCATCAGGGTCATTCAGGCCCGCTTTAAGCTCTTCAATATTGCGAGGCAACCCATCAGCGACCGCCTGATAAATATCTGTAATGTGTCGGGTAAAGCCCATTTTGTCTGAGGTCATGATTTCATAAAATTTATTGCCCTTGCCGTTGGGCGTAGAAATGACGCGCAGTTTTAGGCCAGGTTTGGAAATCACCGGGAAAAGGGCTGTCCAGATGGCACGGCTGTCTTGATGGTGAGCAAATTCATCCAGAATCAGGTTTTCTGTCATGCCGCGTGCAGTGCGCGGATTGGCTGCAATAGCCCGTATCCTGGAACCACCAGGAAGCCGCACCTCATAAGCTTTGTCTTCTTTGCTGAATTCTTCTTCGAGGTATTCAAAGGCCATTTGAAAGGCATTCAAATGCAGTTTAACCCCGTTGTCTATCGCATCTTTGGCGCGGTCTTCTGAAACGGAGAGGATCGTCCAGCGTCGGGGTCTCCCCTCAGATTCTCCCTCCAAGCAATCCAAAACCGATTCAAGTGTTGTGGTAAATGTTTTACCGCATTGACGCGAAAACATCCCGACTTTAAAGCGGGAATCGTCTTTCAGATAGCGCTGCTGATAAGGATAGAGAACAGGCCCATCAGACCCCATACAGGGCCTCTCTGACTGCGCGAAGGGTTTCTGGATCTAAGCGTTTTTTGCCTTTGGTCTGTTCTTGAGCCTGGGCTTCGAGCGCAGAGAGTTTGGACTTAACTTCATCTTCCCAGCGTTTTTGACTGACACTGGCACGACTGGCTTCAGAAATGGCTCTGGCCGCACCTGAAAGCAGTTTGACCCGTTCGCCAGGATCGGCATCTTCGGCATCCTGCAAATTGAGCAGGGCTTCAAAGAGTTCTGTCTGCACCAATGAAATGACGGCAGCAGAGCGGTGATCGGCATCATCAGGGGCGGATTGAGCAATCATACGAGCAGCCTCTGTACTGGCCTTGATTGCACTTAAACGGCGCTCAAGCTTTTGCCCATGGCGATGAATAGCCGCATGAGAGATATCAAAGCCCTTGTCTTTCATCAGGGCCTCAAGTTCTTTGTAGCCAGAGAAGCCACGATCTATCAAAGCTTTTTCAAGCCATTCGCGCACTTCGGAAGGCATGATTGCAATCTTTGAGGGTTTCGCCATGTTTACCACTTTGGGGGGCGGGCAATACCGGCAGGACAATCAGAACGATAATCCACCAGATCTTCGCCATCGGGGGTAATGGTTGCGTGCCAGAGAGGCTGATTGTCATTGACTTCAATCAGGTGACGGCCCTTGAGGTAGTGCATTTCTTGCCTGACCTGATCTTGGGTAACGCGCAGAGGCACGTCTTGAGCGGTACGCAGAATCAGGTACTCGCTGCACCCATAGGGCCGGGCATGCCACAGGGCAGACAAAATAATCCAGCGCAGGGTTTCGCGCTCGGCACGGGCAATATCCATAATGTCAGGCATTTCGTTTCAACTCCAGCATAATTTCATAAACCTTGTCTAGCTTGGCATTCAGCACCGTCTGGTCTCTGATTGTGTCATCACGGCGCTGGTACTGAATGGGCAATTCAACCAGGAGTTTTCTGAATTCAGCCTCCACACGCTGAAGCTCCAAGCGGTTTGCTTCAAGTTGCGCTATGAACTGCTTATTTTCTTCGGCGACCTTTTTTTCAAAGCTTGAAAAAACCTTTGAAACAAGACGCTGAATCACTCCAATCAAAAGAGCAGACCAGGCCACAGCCAAACCTGAAGCCCAAGCGACCTGCCCCCACTCAAGCGTTAATGTCATGGCTCACCACCTGTATTGCCAAGGGGCTGAGTCGTAACCACCCGCAGAACAGCATTCACGACAGGCAAAACACCCGCCATAATCAGGTAGAAGTTTTCACCCACCAGAGGCTTTAGCATCCCTGTACTGGCTTCAAGGGCAGTTAGGCCAGCGGCCAGGGCGTTAAAGATCAGGGTCTTTGAGGTATACCAGGGCTTTTTAGGCTGTTCCTGTACAGGCTGATTATTTTCCATGAGGTCTCCGATCTGTGAATGCGATATGATAGGCCTCAAAGGCCATTTGCTGAGAGGGAAAGGGCTGACTGGTGAAATCACCCACCATGTAATGCCAGCCCCGATTCCCCAAATAAAACTGAACTTTACGCATCAAAATTTAGCCAGGTCGTAAGAGACTCTGCCGCTATAATAACGGGCGATCAAATACTGACGGCGCGGATTAGCACCTGCCTGAGCAATGCCAACATGCACCCAGGAGCCGAATTCATCAATCACCTGATCGACAGGCAGATTCATAGCATGGATATACCGCATAAGCTGAGAGGAAGACATGCCTTGAACGTGAATATCTGCGGCGCGTCCGTCCATGTGCGCTGAGGTAGTTGACCCTCCGATGACCCGATTCAGAGCCGGGGAACGGTACCCGCTGGTGATCAGCACGGGGCGGGCCAGTTTATCGCGTAGGGGCTGAAGGGCCGTTTTGCAGAGGCGCTCCAGATTGGCGATATGCGCCGCACCGGGTTCATTTGAAATATTCTGACGGGCAGCAGTCTGAGAAACTGTTAATTCAGAAAGATAGAAATTGGGTGAAAGTTTGGGCATGATGGCATCCTCCTGGATTGAGAATGCCAAAAATGAAGGGGTTAAGTCGTGGTGAACTAAATCAAACTGAGTGTGTTTTCGGTTCTTAAACCTTGTATTCATCGAGAATGTAATAGATATTTCGCGCACTTCTACCGAGTTGTAATGCTGTTAGATGCACCGCCCTACGACGTGAGTTTCCTTGTGAAACAAAATTGCGAAAAATTTGTATAGCCTCTCTGTGTATAGACCTGGCTTCTTTGGCGCGATTACGAACAATATAAATCTCTTCACCACCAAACTTCAATACAAGAAGTCGAGCCAATTCCAGACCAAGCTTTTGCTCAAAGAATTCATAATCTGTCCCGTTTGGCTGACGAGGGACTTTGATAGATAGACCACCAAGAGCCTTGATAATTGTCAGAGCGTTTTCTTTGCCCAATTCAAACTCAAGAACACCAATTTGATCTTCAGATATTTGTGGCAATTTTGTATATTCTTCAAGCGGGAAAAGAGAGGGCTGTTCCATTATCTTTTATCCTTTGCAGGCGCTGGCATTTTGAAAAAATCTGCCAGTGAGGCTTTAATTTTCTGAACTTGCTCAATATTGAAGAGGCGTTGCTCTTCGGTCATTTTGGGAGCCATGAGCTTTAAGGGTTCTGGCCGTGGGGGCAGGGCTGCAATCAAATCTTTAGGAACAGGCCAGCGCTCCACTTCAGGAAGCATGGTCAAGAATGCTTCTTCGAGACGGGGTCTGTCCTGAGCTTCATCCCATGAGGTAGAGTATTTCCACAGGGCCTTAATCCAAGCCTTGCCGGTCATACCGATGGTTTCTGCCGGGGGCTGACCAGGCAACCCCAAAACAACGAGATGCTTCAGACCATCAGAAACCACATCACGCAGCCATTTCGGCGGTTCTTGGCGTTCAACCATTTTTAATATCCTCCAGGGCAAACAGGGCCGCAGCCGTTTTACTTTGATACGTTGGGCGGGCAGGCATGGGGGTTGGAGTAATCACAGCTTGAGTAGAATCTGAGGGCAAGCCTTCCAGAACCCGCTTGAGATAGTTGTGATTGTTCATGGGTTTCCAGTTCCCTGAAGCCTGCTTTTCGCGCAAGATTTCCACAGCTTTTGCAAGCCCTGTGGATAACCGAGCTTTGTCTGAATCCAAAGCCAGAACTTCTTGAGCCAGTCGCAAGGCACGATCAAAGGAAAGAGCGCGTGAGGCAGAGCGAAACAGGCCCAGGTATGAAACAAGGGGGCGAGAGGTTGCGGGTTCGAGCTTTGCCAAAACCACCATCAATTCACGCCCAGCTTCGCTATCCAGCGCAGAAGCCAGATCGAATTCAGCAAAACAAGAGGGGCATTTGATTCTCATCGCGTGTTTCTCCGTTTCTGGTCATAAACCAGAGCCGCCACAACCTTATGCAGTTGATCAGGTGTGGCCCATTCAAGCCTATCAGGAGCTTTGTCACCAAACATGTGTTTCAGCATGGCTTCGATATATGTCACGGGCCGGTCGCCCAACATGGCATAGATTTTCTTGACCATGCGGATTTTATCGTCGGGCAAGTTTACACGGGGTTTATGCCACGGTTTTTTGCCCTGCAAACGCTCCATTTCAGCAATCAACTTCTGGCGTTCATTGTCGTCGAGGTCAGCAGCACTGCGCTTTCCGGTTACACCTTCGAGCAGATCGCGATAGCAATCATCATCGAGACCCAAGCGCTTTTTGGCGGCATGGATAATTCCCAGTTCCTTGCGGCGATCAGGTTTCATGCTCTGCACCCCCGGATACATTCATCCAATGCTTTGAGTTCTTCAGTCAGAGCTTCAATGGTGGCATCCAAACCAAAGTGAATATCCATAGATTGATCCAAGCTTTCGCGCTCATACTGTTTACCAAAGGCCAGTGCTTCTTCAGGGGTATCAAAGACATGGCGGGCCTGAGGAGAATAAACGAAGCCTCCTTGCTGCATCCTGATTTCAGGAGGCAAGATTTTAAGCTGGTCAGGGCTCCCTTCTTCAAGTATTTTTTGAGCGTGAAGGGCCGCTCCAACTGTGGGATAAGAGCGCTGAATGATTCTGCCTGTGCGAAGATTGCGCAGGTGATAAAGCAGGGT